CATCCTTGTGGATGAGAAGCTTGACATCAATATCACTTATGTACCTATGGGTCATGTGAGGGAGATGAACCTCACATTTGCAGTAGAGAACCCTTATTCAGCATCTTAGGAAGGAGGTAGAGGCAGATGGCAAACAAGCAGTTAATCAACGGAAAAGCCTATGACTGGTCAAGTGTGACAATCACAGCTTCCGGCATGGAGAACATGGAACCCATGGAAATCTCCTATGATGATGAGGAGGAAAAAGAGCCTATCTATGGCAAGGGCGGAAAGATTAGAGGTTATGGTACCGGAAATCAGAAGAACTCCGTCAAGATTTCCCTGCTCCGTGAGGACTTCAATGAGATGTGCAGGGTCATCCAGTCAAAGGGATACAAGAACTTCTACAAGTATGTTATCCCGAAGATTGTAGTGAACTATGCAGACGAAGGAGCTGCAACCTGTACGGATGTCCTGACCAATGTTGTGCTGTCAAAGCGTAGCTTCAAGGCGGCACAGGGAGACAAGTCCATGAAGGTAGACCTTGATGGTATGGCAATGGGCGGTATCAAAATCAATGGTCTTGATGCGTAACTAATAACAAAATAAATGACAAAAACGGAGGTATAAACCATGAATGATACAAGAGAAGAGCAGCTCCTCAATGCAGGAAAGGCTGCTGATGCAGAGAAGAAGACAGATGTGGAGAGCCTGAAGAAGAAATATGCAGCTTCAGATGAGAAGGTCTACACGGTAGTAACAACGGTACAGGTGGATGATGAGACAGAGGATGAGTTCACATTCCTCTTCAAGAAGCCGAAGGCAGCATCCTATGACAGATATGTGAAGACCATGTCCAACTCTGTGACAAAGGCATCTAAGAGCTTTGCTTTTGACAACATCATTGATGAGCAGAGAGACATGCTCAAGGAAACAGTGGAGGAGTATCCGGCAATCACTATCAGCCTTGCAGATAAGCTTCTCCGTATGCTTGGACTGGCAGACACTACATCAGTAAAAAAGCTGTAGAGGATGCCAAGGAGCGGTTCAAGAGCAGCTTTGTGAGCTATGGGAAGATGGTCATATATACCTATCTTCCCACGGAACTGCTTCCAGAAAGCTTTGAAGACCTGACCTTTGAAGAGTTCTTTGAGCTGTATGGTCAAGCGGACTGTGCAAGAGAGATGAGAATTGAAGATATTGAGACAGGCGTAGCAAAAGGAATAGCAGACAATTTTAGTAATGACGAATAAAAAAGCCCCACAGCCGGAAACTGTGGGACTTGATACACCTCTATGGTCTTGTAAGGAATAGTATATCACATTTTAAGTAAAAAGCAACAGGGAGGTGGTTGCATGGGTATGGAGTCAGTATACAAATTGTCTGTCATCCTGAACTTGGTGGATAATCTTTCCGGTCAGATGAACAGTGTGCAGAGCAGCGTATCCGGTAGTGTAGACAAGCTCAATTCTGCCTTTGGAACCATGCAGAAGGCAGGGGTAGCAATGGCAGGAATAGGTGGAACCATCACCGGGCTTGCCATGAAAACAGTCACAGCCACCTTTGATACACAGAACGCACTTGGAGAGCTTTCCTCTTTGGGAGTGAAAGACCTGAAGGCGGTGGAGGATGCGGCAAAGAGCTTCTCCAACACATGGGCAGGAACAAGCAAAGCGGACTTCATAACGGCATCCTATGATATTAAATCAGGTATAGCATCCTTGACGGATGAAGGCGTGGCACAGTTCACACAACTGGCAGCCCTGACGGGTAAAGCCACAAAATCAACAACGGAAGAGATGGGCTCACTATTTGCCACAGGTTACGGTATCTATAAAGGTTTTTATGATGATATGTCTGACCTTGAGTTTGGTGAGATGTTCTCCGCCGGAATTGCAACAGCAGTTAAGAACTACAAGACATCCGGCTCCGAGATGGCAAGTGCGATATCAGCACTAGGAGCCACAGCTACAAATGCCAATGTCCCACTTGAAGAACAGCTTGCCATAATGGGACAGCTTCAGACTACAATGTCCGGTTCTGAAGCAGCAACAAAGTATAAGTCCTTCCTCAATCAGGCATCCAGTGCCGGAGAGAAGTTGGGACTGACCTTCCTTGATACCAACAATCAGCTACTATCAATGCCGGACATCCTGACAGAGCTGAAGAGTAAATATGGGGAGACCATTGATGCAGTAGAGAAGAGGGAACTGAAGGAAGCCTTTGGAACGGATGAGGCGGTTGCCCTTATAGACCTTTTATACAACAATGTTGAGACCCTTGACAGTGGAATACAGGACTTGCAGGGAAGCATGAAAAACGGAATATCTGTGACGGAGGAGATGGCGGAAGCCATCAACAACACACCGGAGCAGAAGTTCCAAGTGCTGAAGCAACAGATACACAACAATGTGGAGGAACTTGGAAATGGACTACTTCCGGCAGTCAACAATACCATGGACAAAGTGAGCGGACTGATACAGAAGGGTTCCAAGTGGATAAGCAACAATCAGGAAACGGTTCAGAGCATTATGAACATAGCCCTGAAGCTTGGAGTATTCCTTGTGATAGCAGGAAGCGTGATGGGTGTGATAGGAAGCCTTGGAAAGCTTTTCCTGTCAGCAAAGAACGCTATAGGACTTGTGAAGACCGCAACCTTGGGAATGAATACAGCCTTCCTTGCTTCCCCTATAACGTGGGTGATAGCCGGAATAGTGGCTCTAGTAGCCGCCTTTGTAGTCCTATGGAATAAGTCAGAAGCCTTCCGTGGCTTTTGGATTGGACTATTTGAACAGGTGAAATCATCCTTCATGCAGGCATGGCAGACATTGAAGCCTGCCCTACAAAATCTAGGTCAGAAGTTCATGGAACTGTATCAGGCGGTGCAGCCAATCCTTGAGGTACTAGGTGCTGTCTTAGGTGCAGTCCTGACGGTAGCACTTGGTCATTTCGTTGGTTGTATTCAGGGAATTATATCCGCACTGACCCCGTTGACCAATGCCCTCTCAAGTTTGGTGAGCTTTGTTACCAATGTGGTGAACATGATTGTCTCACTATTCAAGGGCGATTTTTCGGGAGCTCTTGACTTTGCATCCGCAGCAGTCGGAGACCTGAAGGACTTCTTTTTCAACTGCTTTGATGCCATCCTCTCATTCCTTGGTGGGTTTGCATCCGGATTTTTGGATGTGGTTGGTGGTGCATTGTCGGCAATCGGCATAGATGCAACCGAGACCATAACGAAGATGAAGGACACCATCAAAAACGGGCTTGAAGCGGCGAAGGGCTTCTTTGGAAATATCTTAGGAGCTGCATCCGACACCGTGAAGGAAAAGCTTGGCAATATGAAGGCAGCCTATGAAGAACATGGCGGCGGCATCAAGGGCGTAGCAGCGGCGGCTGTAGAAGGCGTGAAGGGATACTACACAGCAGGCTTCACATTCATTGACAACCTGACGGGCGGAAAGCTCACAAACATCAAGAACCAATTCAGTGAGAAGATGTCCGGTGTGGCAAATGCAGTATCATCCGGAATGTTAGCAGCTAAGAACTATGCAAGCACACAGCTCTCCAATATGCAGGCTGCATATCAGTCAAGCGGCGGAGGCATAAAGGGAATTGTAGCAGCAACAATGACAGGAGTACAGGGTACCTTCAGTACAGCATACTCCGTGATAAACAATCTGACAGGTGGGAAGCTTGAGAGTATACGCTCTACTATAAGCAATAAGATACAGGCGGCAAAGGATACGGTCTCTTCAGTTCTTGACAGTATCAAGTCAGCCTTCTCATCAAAACTTGAAGCGGCAAGGTCTGTAGTGTCCAGTACGATTGAGAAAATCAAAGGAGTTTTCAATTTCTCATGGAAGCTTCCGGACTTGAAGCTGCCACATATTAGTGTAAATGGTGGACAGGCACCTTATGGTATCGGCGGAAAAGGTTCATTGCCATCCTTCTCCATCCAATGGTACAAGGAAGGCGGTATCCTGAACGGAGCAACCATCTTTGGAGCAATGGGAGGGAACCTCTTGGGAGGAGGAGAAGCCGGAGCTGAAGCGGTGCTTCCATTATCCGAACTGTGGAAGCAGATGACAGAGATTGTCAAAGGCGTAGTCAAAGGAGAGAACGAAGAAAGCGGTGATACAGTACAGCAGACCGGGGCAAACATCACAAGTGCTTTGACCTCAAAGGCTGCATCAGTACGAAAGGAAAAGGAAAGCAAGACAACAACCACAAAAGAGACATACACATCAGAGAGATGGGGCAAAGAAGGCGGCACCACCATCCATCAGATTAGCTTCACTGTAGATATAAGCAAGATTAAGGACTTGCCTCTGCTCTACAAGCTGATAGATGAGCTGAAGGATGCACAGAACCGGACAGACAGCCCTACTCCGGCAACAACATAGGAGGTGAGGCGGTATGCTGTATGTGCAGGAAAAGGTAGTGAAGCTTGGAGGTATATATCTTGAAGGTCAGGTCACAAGCGTGGAGGTTCAGGAAGCCGGAAGCGTGTATGTGGCACAGGATGAGAAGGGCAGATACAAGAAGTCACAGCCTGTAGGCTATGAAAATGCCAAGGTGATGATAGACATACTGCTTGAGGACACAAAGACTGCTACCACATTGGAACAGCTCACGGAGATGCAGCGGCTTTTCAAGCCTTATGGTCAGGACAAGCCGAAGCTTCTTCCAATAGTCAATGAAGACTGTGCAGTCCGTGGTATCACAAAGGTATACTTCAAGAACCTCACCTCTAAGAAGGTTATATCAGAGAGCAAACGGATAGCTTCATTGGAACTGTGGGCTCCTGATATAGCCGGGATAAAGGTGAAAAAGAAGACCACAAAGAAAAAGACTA